ATCGATCTCGCCCGGCGCGTCGCGCGCGAGACGATGGCGCCCGAACTCAACACCTTGCGCGGCGAGAACGACCAGCTTCGCCAGCAGCTCCAGCGCACCGGCAAGCAAGGTCTGTTCGCGGTGCTCGACGAGCGGCTGCCCGAGTGGCGGCAGATCAACGTCGATCCAAGTTTTAAGAGGTGGTTAAGTTTACCCGATATTTACTCTGGCGGTGTACGACAGCAAATGTTGAACGCTGCGGTCGCAGCAGCCGATGCTCCTCGCGTCATGGCGTTCTTCGCAGGCTTCCTGCGTGAAGCCGCTCAGGGCCAGTCGAGCCAACCTCAAGCGTCGTCGTCGCCCGCGGAGCCCCCGCCGGCAGCACGGCAGCCGCCATTGAGCTTGGAAACCCTCGCCGCCCCGGGACGGGCACGACCAGCACCCGGCGAACAGCCCGCTGCTGACAAGCCCATTTACACCCGCGCCCAGATTTCCAAGTTCTACGGTGATGTTCGCCGTGGTGCGTATGTCGGCCGCGATGCCGAGAAAAACGCAATCGAGCGGGACATCTTCGCAGCACAGACGGAAGGGCGCGTCCGCTAACCCGGGGGCACCGCACGCTGTGACGTGAGCCCCCTTGCAGGGGCTCGCCATGGCAATTCCATCTGGCGCATTCCCGGTTGCCGGTAGCGGCACAACGCCTCCGCTATATCCGACCGGTGGAACGTCCAACACCCTCCAAGCGACCGGCTTCATCCCGGAAATCTGGAGCGGCAAGTTGGTCGAAAAGTTCTACGCGAGCACCGTGCTCGCGGCGATCAGCAATACCGACTATGAGGGCGAGATCAAGAACCACGGCGACCGTGTGAAGATTCGCACCAAGCCGACGATCTCGATCTACGACTACAAGGCCGACGGCCTGCTCAACCTCGATCGCCCCAGCGGCGGCACCGTCGAGCTGTATATCGGCAACGGCAAATACTTCTCGCTGATCCTCGACGACGTGATGGAAGTCCAGTCGGACCTCAACATCTTGTCGATGTGGTCGGACGACGCCGCCCAGCAGCTCAAGATCACGGTCGATCGCGACGTGCTCGACGGCATCTGCAACCAGTGCGCCGCCGCCAACCGCGGCACCGCGGCCGGCGCCATCACGGGCTCGCTCAATCTCGGCGTCAAGGGCACCCCGCTCTCGGTGGTCGCACGCGACGCCAACACGGCGACCGGCGAGATCGAGCTGCTCGATTGCCTGATGCGGCTCGGACAGACGCTTGACGAGCAGAACATCCCGGAGGCGGGACGCTGGGTTGTGATGCCGGCCTGGGCCGGACGCATGATCAAGCAGTCGGAGCTGCGTCAGGCGTATCTGTCGGGCGACGCGGTCTCGATGCTGCGCAACGGCCGGCTCGGGATGGTCGATCGCTTCACGATCTACATCTCGAACCTGTTGCCGACCAACGCGCAGGATTCGGCCAACTTCAACGTCGGCGAATGGCCGATCTATGCGGGTCACGCGCACGGTCTCACGTTCGCGAGCCAGATCAGCAAAGTCGAGACGCTGCGGTCCGAACTCACCTTCGGCCAGATTCTGCGCGGCCTCCAGGTCTACGGCTACCAAGTCGTGGACGGAAAGGCGCTCGCGCAGGCTCAGGTGGCGATCGGCTCCTGACGGGAGCCAGGGGCTCATTGCCAAGCAACGGGGAGTTTCCATCCCGGCACTCCCCGTTCGCCTCCATGAGGTGACGCCATGGCTCTGCAAACCGTCGCCGACTATCTCAGCGATGGCCGCACGCTGCTGCAAGACCTTGTGCCGCCCTATCGCTACGACGACGACAGCCTCGTGACCGCGCTCAATCTCGCGATGTACGAGACACGCCGGCTGCGCGAGGACTTGTTCGCGTTCTATCGCGACACGCCGCAATTCGACTCGGGTGATCAGGAAGTGAGCGTGCCGCTGGAGGATCGCTTCCGCGAGGCGCTGCTTTTCCAGATGTGCTCGCACGCGCTCCTGCGCGACCAGGAGGACATCCAGGACGCCCGCGCGTCGCAGTTTGCGGCGGCTGCAAACAGCATGCTGGTCGGCAATCCCGTGCGTACGCCCATGCCGCCGCCGCAGCGAGGTGGGTGATGACCACGCCGTACACTGAGGACAAGTATCAGCGGTTGTTCATGATCAGCGCGCGGATCGAGGTGGTCGGTGCGTCGGATGCCGGCATCAAGCTCGCGCTCTACGATCTCCTCCAGCACTTCTTTGAATTCACGACGCTGTGGCAGGAGCTGATCGCGTTCACCACCGCGCCGAACGTACAGCAATACACGTTCACGCCGGGCTCCGGTCCGCCGGGGCAGCCGGGCGATCCGCCCGGTCAGATCATTCGGCTCCAGTACGTGATCGACCAGAACAACATCGTCCAGCCGGCCTCGATGCCGATCATGGACCCGATCACGGTGCGGCTGCGCGACACGCCGAACACCGCATGGACCGCGACCGCGTGCTTCGCCAAGTCGGTGACCGTCGACACCGACGACAATAACTTTCCCAAGATGCCGGACTGGATTTGGCAGCGGTGGATGCCGACGATCATGCACGGGCTGATGGGCAAGATGATGCTCACGCCCAGCAAGTCCTACACCGACGACAAGCTCGGCACCTTCCATCAACGCATGTACGAGCGCGACTGCTCGCTGATCCGCGGCATGGTGCTGCGGCAGAACACGTACGGCACGAACTCGTGGATGTATCCGCAGGGTTGGCGCGTGCGTGGTCAGCGCGGTGGCGTCTCGGTCGGCAACCCATTGGGGTTCTAGATGCCCGGCCTCAGTGTTCTCACCAGCGTCACGCGTGTGGACATCTATCTGTTCAACAACGTGTGGTGGACCGACGCATTCCAGTTCGGCGAGCAGGACGACACGACGTGGTCGTTCGCCGGCAAGTCGTTCATCCTCGACGTCAAGATGACGACGACGGACGCGCTGCCGCTGTTGTCGCTCACATCGGTCGCCGGCTTCATCGTGGTGGACGACCCGGTGCTGCGCATCCTGCACATGGAGGTGGACGATCACACGATCCGCAATTCGCTCCCGGTGAACGAACTCGCGACGCCCGAACTCGATCCGTACGTCTACGACCTCATCATGGTCGATGACGTCAGCGGCGAGCGCATGATGCTCATGTACGGGCAGCTCCAGGTCTACCAGGGCGTCACGATCGAGGACTGACCCCATGCCCGTCAGTCAACTCTCGGTCCCGAGTGGCGGTGGCACCAAAGTCGCGGCGTTGCCCGTCCGCGTGCTCGGCGGCCCGACCGGGCCGGGAGGCCCGGGAGGTGGTCCTACGGGAGCGATCGGCCCGCCCGGGGTGCAAGGGCCGCCGGGTCTGCAAGGTTTGATCGGTCCGACCGGGCCGCAGGGCAATGCGGGTGCGACCGGTGCGCCGGGACAGATTCTCACGTCGGGCGCGATCCTCACCGGCAACGGCGTGCCGAGTAATACGCTCGGCAGCGATGATGACATTTACATCGATAATCTCACCGACGATCTCTACCAGAAGCAAACCGGCGTCTGGGTGCTCCAGACCAACCTGAAAGGCAACGCGGGATCGACCGGTGCGCAAGGCGTCGCCGGTGCGCAGGGCGCGACTGGTCCAGTCGGTCTCCAAGGCCCGACCGGCGCGCAAGGGTCGCAGGGTGATTTCGGCGCGACCGGCCCGACCGGGCAGACCGGATACACGGGTCCGCTCGGCACCGGCCCGACGGGGCCAACCGGCGCGAGCGGCGTCACGGGGCCGACCGGCTTCACGGGGAGCGTGGGCGTAACCGGACCCGGCTTGACGGGTCCGCAAGGCAATGCCGGTGTGCAGGGCGACCCCGGTGCGCAAGGCGCGCTCGGGCCGACCGGTCCGCAGGGGAATATCGGACCGACGGGCAGCCCTGGCGCGATCTACACGTCGGGCGCGATCTTGACCGGCAGCGGAGCGCCCGGCTCGGGGCTCGGCGTCATCGGCGACATCTACATCGATGTCGACACGGACGACCTCTACCAGAAGCAGGCCGGCGGCTGGGTTCTCCAGACGAACATCAAGGGCAGCCCTGGCGTCACCGGTTCGCAGGGCGTGCAAGGTGTGCAGGGCATGACGGGTCCGACCGGGTCCGTCGGCCCGACCGGCTTGCAGGGCGCGCAGGGCGATCCCGGTCCGCAGGGTCCGACCGGCGCGGCGGGCGCGGCGGGCGCAGTCGGCGCCACGGGACCGACCGGTCCGATCGCGCCGACCGGTCCGACCGGTTCAACCGGCGCGGCGGCAACGGGGCCGACCGGTCCGACGGGCGCGGTTGCGCCGACGGGACCGACCGGTCCGCAGGGCATCCAGGGCGGCAGCAACACCGGTCCGACCGGTGCCGCGGGCGCGGGCGGCGCGACCGGGCCGACCGGCCCGGCAGGTGCCGGCGGCGGTGGTGGCTCGGCTGTCTACATCGCGGACACGCCGCCGAGTGGCGTCCCGCTCAATTCGATGTGGTGGAATTCGACGACGGGCACGCTCGCCGTGCTCTACGACGACGGCGACTCGACGCAGTGGGTGGCGACCAACCCGGCATTGAGCGCGACCGGACCGACTGGCCCGGCGGGCGGACCAACGGGTCCGACGGGACCTGGAGTGGGCTCGACCGGCCCAACCGGAGCGACCGGAACGCAAGGCTCGCAAGGCGGCGTCGGCGCGCAAGGCCCGACTGGCCCGACCGGCGCGGGCGGCAGCAGCGGCGGCCGGCTGATCAATCTCGCGATCTACACGTCGGGCTCGGGCACGCACACGCCGAACGGCTCGACCAACCTCATGATCGTCGAGATCGTGGGCGGCGGTGGTGGTGGCGCCGGCTCAAGCTCGGCGATCGGAAACCCGCGACCGGCGGGATCAAACGGGGGCAACACCACCTTTGGTTCGATGACGGCCAACGGCGGTGGTGGCGGCGGCAT